TCGTACCCGGCGCCGTTGGCGGCTGGCTCGCGCTCGAGGAAAATACCGGTGCTGGTGTGGATCGGCTCGCCCTTGTCGATAGCCTCGAGCAGCGCGCGGCCCTTCTCAGTATTGGCGGCATGCTCGACGTCAACCCACTTTTCCAGATAGACGCGGTTGCCTTCGCGCTTCACGTTCCGGTTCCAGGCGCCCCCGTGGAAAATGTGGATCGCCTCGGGCGTAGCGGCCGGGACGAACTGGGAGTTCAGCGTAGGGTGACCAATCGGCGCGAAAGTCCCTTCGAGCGACGCATAGGAATTTTCGATTTCCTGTTTCGGGTACAGGCCGCCATTCATGATCACGTCATCGGGCAGGGTATAGCTGCCGATCACAATATGCTCCCGATTGTTCAGCACCTCGCGACGGATTTTCGACGAGTTGACGGCGGAAACAATGCCGATGAATTGCCGGGCCATAGGTGCGTCCTCTGGAAAAAGTTGTAGACTCCCGCGAAAGCATACCCCCGAGGCCGGCTAAATGACTACTGTTCCAGAAAAGGGCGCTGCGTACGCGGTGCGATTGATTGCCGCGGCCAATGCCGCTATGCGCTCGGCCGCTTCGGTTGTAGGCGGCGGGTTTTCCGAAGCCCTCACAGGCGCGCTAGACGACAAGCGGGAATCTGCCTGGTGTGAATACGGCTGGCCCTCGCATCTGGAGTTCGGCAACTTCAAGCACCTTTACGACCGCCAGGGCATCGCCTACGGCACAGTCAACCTGCTGGCAGGCAAGTGCTGGGAGGACTCGCCTCGGGTGATCGAAGGCGAACCGGCCGAAATCGCCCAGCCTGCCACCACTTGGGAGAAAGCCGCTACCGCTATTCTGCGCAATTCGCGATTTTTCAAGGCCTACGCAGAGGCAGACGTCATGCGGATGGTGGGCGGCTGGTCCGGCCTGCTGCTGCAGATGGCTGACGACTCGGCCCAATCGAAATGGGACCAACCGATTACCGGCAAGCCTGCGTTGCTGAAGGTCACGCCGGCATGGGCCGGACAGCTGAAGCCCGAGATTGACAGCAACGGCAACGTCCTTACCTGGGAGTACACCGAGTATGTCGGTACCGGTGACGAGAGCTCCCAGCGCCGGCAATTCAAAGTCCACCCCGACCGCATCGTACTGGTGGGCGACTGGCGCACCGGGGTCAGCATGCTCCGCGCGCCCTACAACGCCTTTGTCAACCTGGAGAAAATATCCGGCGGTTCCGGCGAATCGTTCCTGAAGAACGCTGCTCGACAGATCCATCTGAATTTCGACAAAGACGTCGACTTGACGGATATCGCCCAGGCGTACGGGGTGAAGCCGAACGAACTGCAAGAAGTGTTCAACGAAACCGCGCGGCGCATGAACCGCGGCAACGACCTGGTACTGGCCTCGCAGGGCGCCACGGCTGTTCCGCTGGTGGCCAATGTGCCGGACCCGAAAGCCCACGCAGAAATGAACCTACAGGAAATTGCCGCTTCGTTCCGTATGCCCGTCAAAGTGATTGTCGGCATGCAGACCGGTGAGCGGGCCAGTTCTGAAGACCTGAAAGATTTCAACCGCCGCGGCCAGGGTCGCCGCGTGCACGTGCTGAGCTTCGACCTTGAAGACGCGGTAAATCAGCTTATCCGGATCAAGGTTCTCCCCGATCCGGGCGCCGGGCGCTACTACATTCACTGGTCTGACCTGACCGAAGCCGGGAAAACTGAAAAACTCGAAGCCGCGTCCAAAATGGCGGAAATCAATTCGAAAATGGTTGGCGTCGGGGAGGTTTTCACCCCTGACGAAATCCGCCAGGCGGCCGGGTTCGAAGCGCGCGTCGACTCGCAGGGCGGCGCCCCCGAAGCGTCGGAAACGCTCAGTGAAGCCGAGCAGGCCGCGGCGCGGCTGGCCGAAGCTGAACGCCTGGCACGGCGGGCCGCCTGATGGCCCTAAAGCCGATCATGCCGCGGAACACGGCGGCGCCCACTGGCCAGGCGGCCCGGGAACGCAGCGCCCTCGCCGACTTCAAACGCCGGTATGACCGCATCGGGGCAGTCTGGCAGGCGGTTCTAGACCGTATCGATTTCGCCGAAATCATCCAGACCAACGCCCGGCGTTATGAATTCCGCACCATGCCCCAGGTGCTGGCCGCGCTGCTGGCCGAAGCGGGGCGGATGACCGACGAGATTTTGCAGGAGGGCGGCGAGGATCAATTGTGGTTCTCGCTGGAGTACGTGCTGCCCGCCTACGAACAGGGCGCGGCGATTTCCTGGCGCAACCTCGGCGCCCAGTCGCAGACCTATCGCCGCCAGTTTCCGCAACTGTTCGAGCTGATCGCGAGCGCCCCCTACCAACGCCGTATCGGCCTGCTCCGCGCGCGCGAGTTCGAGGAAATGCAGGCGCTCGGCGGGTTGACCAAGGCAAACTTGGGGCGCGCCTTGGCGCAAGGCCTGGCCAGCGGTGTCGGACCCCTTGAAACGGCGCGCCTCATGTCGGAACAACTCGACATTTCGCGTAACCGGGCGAACCTGATCGCGCGCACGGAGATAAACCAGGCGCTGCGCACGGCTCGACTCGACGAAGCCCAGGACGCCCAGGACCGCCTGGGGGTGCAAACGATGATGATGCACCTGTCGGCGCTCAGTCCAACCACGCGGCCGAATCATGCCGCGCGCCATGGGAAGCTGTACACGATTGAAGAGGCGCGCGAGTGGTGGGCATCGACCGAGGCCTGCAACTGCAAGTGCAGCACGACCGAGGTGCTAGTTGACGAGAACGGCCAACCGCTGAGCCCGGATTTTGTGCGGATGGTGCAGCAGGCCGGCGCCGACTACTTCGAACGCCTCGCCGCATAAAGAAAACCCCGCACCAGTCGAAACTGGGCGGGGCCGCGGACTTCCACGTATCTTGCGCTGCATCGGTCTGTGACTTGGGAACCTGGCGGGACTCGAACCCGCTATTCCTCCCTCTCGGGTAGACGCTCGTCCATTGGCGTTCAGGCTTTTCAGGGCGTCCCCTGCAAGTCACAGGCCGATGCAGCCTCTTTCGAGGTGATCGGGATGCCGGCTATCTCCCGTGGAACGTCCATCGGCCTCGGTAACGATCCGCCGGCCTAGGGGTTTCGAACCCCTTCCCGGGGAGACTACGGAACCTTCACGTATTTTCGCGCCTGCATCGGGAAACCTTGAACGCATAAACCGTAAATGCTACCCGCCCGAACGCTTTTGAGCGGTGCCGGAGTCGAACCGGCCTCTTTCAAGGTTTTCCGATGCAGCCTCACGGGGTCACAGAGAAAAACTCTCGTCCGCAAGGTGATCGGGGCTCTTATCGGGAGCCAGGCGACAAGCCGCGGCCTTACTGCAGCGGACATTGTTTGGCGACACTAGCGGGACTTGAACCCGCGGCCTCTCACGTGACAGGCGAGCGCTCTGACCAGCTGAGCTATAGCGTCAAAAATGGGACCCGGTAATGGAATCGTCACCGTCGACCCTCCTGCCGTTTTTCCGGCAACCTGCAGGAGAGCCTTCTAAGCCGGGTCGTTGCGGGTTGAAATTTAGCCTACCGTGACGGAACGGTCAAGCATCGTTCCAAATTCGTCGGCGTCGGCCAGGCGAAAGCCGTGTGAATCGCGGCGCAGATCCGAACGAACTGCGGCGATCAGCGGCGCCGTGCTGGCCATGTAACTCTGGCTCGCCTCGAAACGTGCCGCCGCCTCGCCGTGGCTGTCGGCCACGGTTACGACGTAGTGAACCGGATGGCCGGCGAAGGCGACCGGAACCGCCAGGAAAGCGCAGAGCGCCAGTGCCGAAGCGCGCAAGATAGAACGGAAAGTACGCATGGGTGTTACCTCACTTTGTGGGGAAATTCACTGTGACGGAAAGGGGGCGCTATTTCAAGCCGCCCCATCGATTGCGGGGGCCGTGACGTGGCGCTGGCTTCGGAACCTTGGCCACCCGCTGCTCCAGGTGGCTGAAATCTGCCGCGGTAAGCTTTCGGGTATCGCATACCCCTTCGTCGACAATCAGCACCTCGAAAAAGTGCGCTTCCATTGAGCCTAGCGGCTCCCAGGTAAGCCCATTATCCGCGGAAATTTCAACAGCAGCCCCCGAACCGAATGTAATTTTGCCGATCATTTCAGATACTCCCGATGCGGCACCTTGCGCCCGTCGACGAGGAATCCCCAGACGCCACGCCAGCGCCAGGAAATAAACAGGGTCCACGCGCCGCCGTCGCTGACCTCGGCTATGCGGTGGTACTGCTCGAAACCGAGACGCGCGGTATCGCCTCTTAGACGCTCAGTCCCCCAGGTTCCGGGCCAGCCGTTTCTGAAAGAAATAGGGCGTTCTTCCCAGTAGGACCCTCGCAAAATGATCGTCCGCGCGTTCCAGGGGTGATCGTGGAAATGCCGTTCGCTATCCGCCCGCTTGATATGGTGCACGCGGATCGAAAACGGGATGAACGGCGCCCAGCGCGGCACGTTGGTTTCCCGGTCGTACGGGTTGAAAACCCAGTAGCGCGCCATGTAGCTCGGGTCGTCGTTGCTCGGCAGATGGAAATAAGGCGTCCGCATCGCGTAGGCGATCAGCCGATCCGCTACGGCCGGACGGGCCAGGAATCGCCCCAGGGGGCGCCAGAATAGACGTTCAATCATCGGGGTTCACCAATTTTCGGCCTTTACGGACCTCGATAATCACCTCGAGGCTCTTAAATTTTAGATCGCACGGCACGCACCGGAACATGCGCTTGACGTGCCCAAGGCGGGTGCGACGGGAATCCAGGCAACGGGCCAGTTCGCCGCATTTCGGACAGAGCATGCTCATACCTTCCAACCCTCCGAATGGCCGGCGAGAAGGGCGGCGATGAACGCCGCATTCTCTTCTGCCGCTGGCCCCGCAAGAGTCGCGACGACCTGATTGCCGTCCAGTAACGCAAAGCACGTCGGCTTCTCAACGATGCACCAACCTTCAGGCACGCCAACCCGCGCGGGCTGCTGGGCGGAAAGGGCGGCGACGATGCGCTCGTGCTGG